TACTTCTTACGAATTGGATCAAGAGCTTTGCCTTCACGACCAGCCTTGGCCAACGCTTCCATGCCTTCCTTGCCATACTTTTCATAGCCCTTGGCCGCACGGCTCATGTCACGCTCGTTGAGTTGCTGATGTGTGACTTCTGGCTTCTCGCGAATGCTGTCTAGTTTTTTATTTAGGTCATAGAAAAATGTCATTGGAATTATCCTCGAGGTTGTGCGCCAGTGGCTGGCTTGGGTTGACGTTTGATATTGCTAAAGGGACTCTGGTCTCCCATGGGCAATTCGTTTGTTGTTTTGGCAGGTGCTGTTTGACCACCAGCTACTGTAAAGTCGCTCTTGTAAGCGTTCTTTACAACTTCATGATCGTAAGGACCAGTTGCATAATCTTTGCTTAATGCTTTTTGCTCTCGGTCAGGAGCAGGATATGTGGGATCGTCTAGCAAGTCTTTGTTTTCATCATCAATCTTCACAGACTCTGAATCCATGCTTTCTTCATAAGGTGTAGTATTCATCACAATACGATTTGGATCTAACCCAAGCAATTGTGCCAACTGTTTGATCTGTGGCTCAATGGCTGGATATTTGAACTCTACATCAATTCTGGTTACTGATTGATTAGGAAATGCCGGAAAGTCTGGAATAACTTTACGAACTGGAGTGCTTTTAGGTGTTGACATTTTTACAACGTCAAACTGAGCACACTTTTCCTTTAGATTTTTAAAAAAGCCTTCGGGAACTTCTCCAACTACTTTGATGCGATAGTTGTATGTACGTTCGCTTTCGGCTAGGTATTTTGCAAATGGTTTCATGTTCAGTGTCCTGTTGTATATTTATTCTTTTTGCGTGTTTTGTCTTTTACCAATTATGCGATCAAGCAAATCATTACGGCTTAGAACCACCCCATGTGCTGTTTGTGAAGATATTGTGCCCTCAGAATCTTTGGAATCTATCACCTGCTGTTGTTGATCTAAGCGCATTTTTTTCATCTGTAGATCAATCATCTTGAGCTTTTTGTCCAGCTTGGCTGTCTTAGCTGTAATTGCATGCCCCAGCATGTTTGATGCTACTGAAAATATTTCACTAGCAAAACGGCTGTCCACTTGCATGCCTAGATCTGTCAGATCTTTATATCCAGCAACCGCAAGTGAGGCTAACTCATCCATTTCTTGATCGCTAGATTCTAATCCTCTAACTTGTGGTAGTGCTGCTTCAACTTTATCAATTGCTTCGTCCAACGCCTGCATTTTTTCTTTGTTTTCCAATAGCGACGGGACTGACGTGTTAATATCATCTTCGGTAGGAGGTAGGTCAAACAATTCCGCTAATTTTTTTGTCATACCATATTTAGTGGTTTAGACACGACCGTTGTGAAACATGTCCTGCTCTGTAACCACTCTAAATGTTAGTCCTTGTCGTTGGCACCATTTAGTTGCAGCTTGCCATTTAGCATAGTTAATGGCTACCACAGCTCGATCTCGGCTGCTCATTTTTGACTCTATCACACTTTGTTTTTTTGGTTTGATTTCTATCAATTCGGCTCGCATAGTATTGTTGCGAGTGCGATAAGTTATCAAAAAGTCTGGCACATACACAGTTTGCTTGCCTGTGAGTGGGTGTCTGTAGGGTATTTGTACTGCTTCGCTAGCCCATTGAATCACAGCATTGTTAGAATCACAAAACCGCATGAAGCTGAGTTCCCAACCAGATCTATATCTTGGCTTGCCTGAGCCTACGTATTTGGCAGGGTTTTGAATGTCATAGTACCCCTGTGCCCAGCGAGCCATTACTGCACCACATTTCTAGCTGCATAATAGTTTGGTACCACAGCCACTCCAACACCCAATAAAGTTGCCCTGTTACGAATGCTGTTGAGATAATAGGCCATATTCAAATCTAGGCTCATTGAGTTGCCGACACCGCCACCGCTGGCTTGAAATGATTCTAACAATGTCAGTGCTGGAATCTTGGTATCTTCGGCCACTTTAAACAAACTCACAGTAAAGTTATCTGCTGCTTGTTTACTGGTCATCACTGATCGAAAATAGCTGTGAACCACATCATATTCGCCTACAGGAATGTCAACATCGTACTCGTAAAAAGTGTCAAAGACTCGCACAGTTTGATCAATGCGATAATTAGTATCGTTAATGGTTGACATGATTATCTACCTGTGGTGTTGTTACTAGGACTCTGTGGACTGGGAAAATACATGCCGCTGGAACGACCTGGAATACTACGAATTGCACCAGGAATAGCACCCTGAATACTCTTGACTCCTTGAGCCACTGCTTCGCTAGTAGCAATACTAGCAATGTTTTTGCCTTTGAAAGTATTATAGACCGTGCCGGCTTTTTGCACAGCACCAATTGCACCCAACAATCCACCACTTTGTAAATCTTCCAATATACCACCTCCTGCATCTAACAAACCGCCTTGCCCAAAAACGGTGGCTCTAGAACCTGGACGAGCGATTGGACTTGTAGTTGTATCATAATGACTTGGGTCAGCAAACCCTTGAACATTGATATCAGGTCTTTGATTGCCAATAGCACCAGAATAATATTTAACGGTTTCATATGCAATGGTCATGGTATTTTGCATGGTGCCGGCGCCTTCACTGTAATTGTATTGGTCATGGTTCCAAGCAGTAATAATAGGATTTATCAACACATATTCAGCAAATTTATGTTGATCCATTCCATATATACGAATGTCTCTAAAAAATGGTGGTTTTCCTGACGCAGAACTAGTACCGTCATTGAATGCTTCGCCAATAAAGCCCCAATCATTGACATTACCTAATCTTTGGTTTTCGTAAATATCTCTAGCATTATAGCCAAATCCATTTGCTTTGTTTCCGCTGGGTCCAAGACTGCCGTTAGTGCTATTAGGTGCAAGATAAGTCTGGCTAGGATCTTTGTAGTAGTAGCTAAAATAGTTATACCACATGTTTCTTACATTGTCTCCTGAATCATCATGAAATGTAAGAGTAACAGGATCGTAATTTATTTTTGTCTGTACAACACGTTTGCGGTTATACTGATTCATTGTTTCATTAGTAATATTGTATTTGGGTAGGTCTACGGTTTTTACTACGTAGCTTAGATTTTGTGCTTCTTGTGTGCCAATGACTTTTGAAATGGCAGGAATATCAGTATTAAGCGTAAAGCTGACGTGAAAAAGGAACTTGTACCGAGGTTTAAGTTCAAATGCGTTTGAGGTAAAGGTTTTACTTGCGTGAGTATAATCACGCAAGTTGTTTGAATTAGTAAATCCTTGCCAAAGTTGTTGGCCAAATGTTGGCATGTTAGGCCGCCTTAGACAGCGCCGTTGCCAGCACCTGTTACAACGTCACCAATGGTTCTACCAATTGCTGTGCCGACTCCGGTACCGTTAGGTGTCTGGTTAGCGTTATCGTAGGCAATTGTCATATTAACTGTGACACCTTCATTGGTGCCGTAGTTCAATTCGCCGTAGTCTGCACCTTTCAAATAACATCCATACAGTTCCCAGGTTTCAAGAACCACTGGAGTTGCGGCACCGTTGCCACCGTCTAGTATTTCAATCTTGGTCAAGAATTTGTAATCAATACCAGAAGCTGCCGAAGCCATTTCCAAGAAGTCCATTTGCTTCTGTAGTTGCTCGCCGATCAACTTGCTTACGCTACCACTCGCGTCATCACGCACTGAGCAAGCAACGTCTGCCCAAGTATGGCGACCGGCCAGTTTCAATGTTGAGTTATAAATCGGCAATGCGATTTCTTCAAATGTCAAGTTAGGACGAGCCACGCTCACCACTTGCTTGGTTAATTCTGTTGTTGGCTTTGAAATGCCAAAGTTTTCAAACATCACTCTAAAGCGATATTTGAGTTTTGGCATCAACAAACCCTGTACGCTAGAGCTTTGATCGCTAGCTAGTGGTACTGTCATGCGCTGTAATGATGAAACTGCCATTTGTTATCTCCTATGTGTTTATTTACCTGGATTGGTAGGCGGTCGAAACCGCCACCTTTTTAAACTCCAGCGCCTCCAGCGATTTCACCAGTGTTCTTGATACGCAACGGAATGTAGATAAATTCCACCGCTTTTACTGGTTCTATGGCAATATCAACCCACAGTTCGTTGCGATCAATGCGTGCTGGTGTGTTGTTACTCAAGTCACAAACCACCAAATAGTCATAGATTGCACGTTTTGCAACCAAGTCAATCATCAAGCTATTGCATGTGTTTGTTATCTCGTTGCGTGTGATTTGATCGTTAGGTTCAAACAAGTATAGTTTGCCAATTTCTTCTAGGCGGCCACGCAAGAATGCAACCAAACGTGCAACGTTGATGCGATCCAATGCTGTGGTAGTCACAGTTGATGTCTTGTTACCAAAGTTAGTAATACCAACTCCTGGAATAAACGTAATTGGATTAATGTTACGCTCATATAGAATGTCACGTACACTTTGACTTACACCAATTTGATTGAATTCGCCTGTTGCAGCGTCAATGTAACCAATTGAGCTAGCGTTGTCAATTACACCACGACGTGTACCAGCTGGAGCTAACCATGGATAGCTTGCTGCATCGCTACGTAGAATTGTGCGCACCATCATATGACTTGGTGGTTGTACAACTGTATTACCGCTTAGGTCAGTAGTTTGGCAACTTGGGTAGAACACACCGCAATAGTTACTTGTTGCTGAATTACCGTCTTCTGTGGCCAAGCCCAGTCCATTATTGTTAGTTGCCCATTCAACCAAACTATTACCATCTGGTCCCAAGCGCATTGGTGTGTCGCCTACAACAAACAATGTGTTGTTGCGCTCGTTACTGAGTGCAATCATGTTTGGTGTCAACTCTGGATAAGCAGGTGTGGCAATAATATTGTACTGGTTTTGTTCTTCACGTGCTGATACGCTGGTGTCAATACCAGCTTTTAATGCAGACACAATCAGTTGACGTTGTGCTAGTCGACCAGACCACATGCTGCCATTGTCTTTGTTGCCACTGGCGGTGAGCCAGGTGTTTAGATTGATCGCAGCCCAATATGTGCCATTGCTAGGGTTCTGGTTAGCAGTGGGAGCCAATATACACACATAAATGTTATTATTGTAGCTTACAAAATCATTGTAGGCATAAGTGGCAGTGCTAGACCAAGAGTCAATGGCATAGTCAGTTGCTGAGGTTGTAAAGTAGTTTTGTTGGAAACTCTTGACATTGTATCCTGAGCGACGTGTGTTAAACAACAACATGCCTTGGGGGTACAATGAAGGATCTGGAGCATCAGGATCTAGGTAACTGCTAGTTAGTAGATCACTAATACTAGGAATAGCGTCTGCTACGGGATCCGTGGTACCGTTAGGCGCCCATCGTGCATCAGCAAACAATATACCATTCTGTGTGACCTGATCTGACGTGTCAATTTCAACCCACTGGTCAAGTCCGTTTACACTTTCCCAACGATATAACTTGGGATAATTTTCCAAATCTGATGTGTCAATCCAAAGATCTCCATACGCCAAAGGACTTTCAGCTGTGTTTGTTTGTGTAGTTGGTGCTGTAGCCGAAATAATGGGTCCAGTAGCATTACATAAGGTCAAATCATAACCACGAACATCATTGGTAACCAGCTGATATCCTTGCCAAGAGCCGTTGTCTTGAATCATGATATCTGCTTCGTCAACTGAACTGTAATACCATAATCTTCCGTCTGCTGGATCTTGATCCGGAGCAGTTGAACTTGAACTGTAGGTAAACAACGGATCAGTTACAAAATTACTCAACACCAGGCCAATTGCGCTGACTGGACTTTGACGTACTTTGTCTGTAGATGTAGTAAAACCTGCTGTTGTTGCAGGGGTGCCACTGGTGTTGGCTAAAAATATAGTACCGCCTTGGCTGTGTGTAAACACAATGTTGCCTGCGGTGTTAACGCTAGCAGACACATGCGGCACGTTGGCTGCAGACACTGCCGTAATAAAATCTGCCACAGTACCTGTACCACCAATGGTAACTGTTCCAGAATTGTTAAAACTTTGTCCTGCAGCAGTACCTGTTAATGTAAAAGTATTGCCAACAGTAAATGCATTACCTGTTGGTGTAGTGGTTCCTGTTACTTCTGTAGCACCAATTGCATATCGATTTAAAATTTCAAATGCAAATGTTATAAGTGGAGTAGTTTGATAGAAAAAATTATCAAACAGTACATAACTTGTTCCTACAGGAATATTCTTGCCGCCACCACTGGGGTCAAGTCCATAAAGTGCAGCAGTGTCATTGGCATAAGCTGGCACTGTTTGTGATACAAAAGCACCCAAAGTGGCGCTGTATGACTTGAAGCTCAAGTTTAAACCATTGTTGGCTGTGGAAAGATTTTGCCACACAGAACCGGTTGGGCGGCCGCCGTCACTGTCAGTGGTTCTCCAACGTGGCTGTTCATAACTGTAAGATGGGTTATATTCTGGGGCGGCATACTCACCTGCGGAGATCCCCAAAGCAGTGAGCAAGGCCGAGCCACCCACAGTGCCTACATCAATAGTAACAATACCATTGTTGCTCAGCGTTGATCCATCATTGGCAGCCGTGCTGTCTGCATAGATACGCAATACATTGTTTGTAGCAGTGGCAGTAACTCCTGTGATACCTGTTATAGCTCCAGCCAAGCCTGCTACTGTGTTGTTGGGTGCCACTGGAACAGTTATCAAACTATCGTTGATAAAGATGTTGCTACCTGCTGTCAGCACGGTTGGGGCCGCAGATCCCGTAATTGTGGGCCATGAAGTTTTCCAAGCGTCGCTGCCAATCTGGTTCCAGGTGTTGTCATATTTTTTATAGTATCCAAATATGTTTACACCCACTGCAACTACAGCATAATCACCAATTGATCCAATTGAATCCTTGGGAGTATTTCCAGCAATTGTGTCGTCCCCACTTACACAGTCTGTAGCATCTGTAATCACCAATGGTACAACATTGGTAAATGTAGCATTGATTTGATCCCATTCAAAGATGCCCCAGGTGCTGACTGTGGTGTCTAACCAATAATCACCATTGGCAGGAGCACCAGTTGGGCGTGTTAAACTTGCAGTTAATTCTGTTAGGTCAATGTCAGCACGTTGTACATAAGCACGATTTGTAACGCCCAACGCTGAATACGCAGCCAACAAGCCGTACTCGTTGAGTTCGTAACCATTGATTGGAGTTCCAGTTGTGGTGTTGTAAAAGAACGGCACACCAAATGTGGCTGCCAGGTCGCGCTGACTAGTGATTAAATATGTTTTGTTTGCATTGGCAGCAAGTGTACCAGCTGCTACGGTTACGCCGTCGCTGGATACTTTGTTTTGTGCAGTTGCAACTAAGAAATAAGGGACTGTGTTGACAGCAGAAGGGATGTATTGACTCTCGTCAATTACTGTTACTTCTACGCCTGGTGATACTAGAGCCATAATGGTTTCCTTTTCAAGTTCTAATATTTATTGACGAATGCCAAAAACCGCTGAGTTGTGCGCCCTTTGGCCAAGGTCCACCATAAATATGCCATGCAAAGGCCCATTTGTCAGTCATGTCATCAACGTCCATGTGCTGTAAACTACATCAAAGAAAATATCACACACTATAGATCACGGTGTGAAAACTGCACAAGAAAGGGACGTGGACTTCGCCCACGAGAACCACGGTGGAAATCTGCTGGCTACAAGAAAAAACCCGCATGTGATCGATGCGGGTTTAAGGCCAAGCTGTCAACGCAACTATTGGTGTTTCATGTGGACGGAAATCTCAACAACCTAGAACAACGAAATTTAAAAACAGTTTGTCTTAACTGTGTTGAGTTATTGAAAAAAACCGATGCTACTTGGCGTCCGGGAGATCTTGAGCCGGACTTGTGACCAGGGCTTTTACCTGTTGATATAAGTGGTCCAGTGTGCTGTTATTGTCCAACACCGCATCAAACTTGGTGCCAATCCAAGCAGTTTCGCTGGCATGAATGCCTAGTTTTTTCAGTCGTTCACGGCTGGTAGCCCAGGTAACATTGCCGTTGGGGCCTCGATTAACACTACCAGCAGCCTCGTACCACTCGGGTTCGGGCCCGCGAACTACCCTAACCACTAGTCCCCCAGCCTGTTTAATTGCTGCTATTTCATTGGGAAAACGACAGTCACTGATCACCACATCATCCTGGCTGTTGCGTAGTTTGTTTTCTAAACTGGCAATCCAAATATCATCATGGAATCCACGGCGGCAAACTTCAGTACCCCATTGTTGTAGCACGTATCTTGGGGTCAAGTCAGGCACATTTAAACGCTGGGCCCACCAGGGATCCACTTGTTCTCGCCACTCGCGAGCCTGTTTTGTACGGCCTTCTAGCAAAACTCTATCCCATCCAAACACACAGGCCACAGCATCTTTCAGCGTATTGGCAAAACTTTCTCTGCGAAAACCATGAAAATTACACAGGTAGTCGGCGGCAGTGTCTTTGCCAGCGCCTATCAGGCCCACAATACCAACGATCATGCCAGTTCCTTTACGTTTAAGTGTTTAAGTGTCGTTTGTAGCAGTTTGATTTGCCTGCGACAATCTTCAAGTGCGTGGTGACTTGTGGGCGGCTTAGGCAAGCCAGGCCACAGAGAGAATACTGTACGGCTATCACGAACCTTGTAGTATTGCCAGGGAATGGGTTTACCGTAACTTTTGTAGGCGTGTTCTAGTATGGTCATGTCAAACGTGGGGCCTTGACTATACAAAAAATTGCTGGTCCATATTAGTTTGCCTAACTCGTCTAGGGCTTGATCCAATGGTATTCTATTTTCTTCAGCAAATGCTTCGGCCTGTGCCAGTGGTTGAGTGGCCCACCAGGCTATGGTGCCGTCGTCAATGGTTCGATTTTCTTGACTTTCAAGAGTAATTCTTGCGTAGAAACACCGATCAAAATAGCCGTTGCCCAGTGGATCAAATGCTTGAGCGGCAATGGTTAGAATTGTAGCGGCCGGGGCTACTCCCAGTGTTTCGATATCAATCATTAGCGAGCTCATACACTATTGTAGCACAGTTACTGAATTAAGTCAACGTTCATTTGCTCTCGAAACCAATCAAAAAATGCATCTCTAGTTGGATAATATTCAGTATGATCTAAACGATTTTGAGCTATTGCCCATTCCCATGGGGGCTCAGCACCAAACGCCGACCAATCAATTTGAGAATATATTGGAGATGTTTTAGATAAAGTGCCGTGACTAACTTCGTGTTGACTAAGACGGGAGTTATGTACGTCATAAATGAAACACATCTTGTAGGGTACATTTTGAGTTTTTAACAATGTTTGTACTGAAAGTATAGAACGTAACGTTAACTCTGAAAGATAGTTCTGATCAGCACCGACATATAAAATATCAAAATATTGTTTTACTGTGCGTGGTGCTTCTGCTGATTGCCCCGAACACCCTATACCTCCTGAATGGTACCAGGCTATATCACCCACTACATCAACAAAGTTATAGTCAAACGTTTGGTGCAACGGCAACGGAACAGGCATGTCCAACCTGTTTATTCCGCTCCATAAAACTATAACTTGATCAAAATGTTGTTGTGATAGTTCGTAAATGACTCGTGCGGCAATGGCCTGATTGCCTGCGCCCGATGAGCCGTGTATGCTATATTGATTCTGGTTGATTTGTTCAACAAACTTTAATTTGTGAACATAACTACAACCAGCTATTAGTGTTTTACTCAATTACCCAATGACCCAGGTAAGTGGTTGACTTGCATCCACATACAGTTTGAGTTCTTCAATTTTAGCATCCATGATGGCCTGGCCTTCAGTTTTCATTTGAGTACCGTTTAGCTGGCCGCCACCTTGTGGTCCTGCAATTTGAGCAAACTTTTCACGAGCTTCTCCAATGATCATTTTACAAGCACCTACCATGTAATCACGAATCCATTGACTAATTTGGTAGTCACTTAAAAGTTGAATTTCAGGTTTGGTTTGATACACCCAGAGTAGCACGTTTTCGCCAGTGCCTTTGGGGTCACGAATCAGTTGTAGTTTCTTTGTAACAGGATTCCAGGTGTAGTTCATGTATGCACCAAACATACGTCCAGCTAGTTCAACATACTGTGAATAGAAATCGTATGTGGCCAGGCCGCCGGCTACGTTGAAGTTCATGAGGTACACGTTGATTGAGGCCTGTGCAAAAGGATCAAAGTTTGAGGCAAATGGTCCTGTAGAGTCGCCAAAGGTTCTGCGGAATATTTGACGCACACTATACACTTCTTGGGGCAAGGTGTAAATGTTTACATCTTGAATTAACTCCATAAAAATGTATGCTTCTTCATAGGCATTGTTGGCACGTTGACGATAGGTGCCAATAGTACGCTGATACGCCGCTTCGTAGTGTGCAGGATCTAATTCAAGATCAATAATTTGATCACCCATTGTTAACTTGCAATATTCAATTAGGTTTTGCTTTAACTCGGGTAGGGTATTTTCAGCCATAAGGGACTCCAGTCCCTTATATTTACCAGACGCGAAGGATGATCAAGTTCTCCGTGCCACGACCGTTAAAGGCTGTTTCGGTAGTTTTGATATCTTTGAAAATTTTACGAGCGGCTGGTTTGCCTGCGGCTGTAATTGCCTTTAGAGTTTCGGCCGGCTTGCGAACAGTTTTCTGTAGCGTTTCTACAGTAGAAAACCCAATGATGCTGTTGTTTTTTACAGTAAACACCTTGGCATACTCATCAGCAACAAGATGTATGAGTTTGCGTTTTTTGCTTTCATACAACCAGGCTTCTGACTTGTCTACAAGTTGTGCGGCAGGCAGGCTTTTGAGCTTGAGCTCTGCAAACTCTACTTGAAACTTAAACTTGGCCGCTTTCTTTTCTGGCGTTACTGGCTTGACCTTGCGCGGCTTGCGTTCTACCTTTTTAATCTGAACATAACTACCGCAGTCACTGATCACAAGCTCACAAAATTTAACACACGATTTGAGCTGTGTTTTTGTCATGTAGTCATAGGCTTTGGCTAGGTCAGGATCTCGGCCTTCCACCACTGTTTCAAACTCTTCTAGCTTTTTAGTCCACTTGTCCCGGATTATTGACACCATTTGCGGTGCAATATTCATTGAACGCATCAGCGACACTGGCTTGTAGTCGGCTGTGAGTTTGGCACCGGTGGCAATAAATTCATCAAACAAACCTTCAAGCTCGCCCATGCATTCGCTGACTTTTTCACGCAGGCGATCTTGAATATTGGGTTTGGCCGGCGTGTCTAGATCAGGCTCGGGCTCTACTGTTTGGACTGGTTTACTAGTTAAAACTTCATTGAGCAAATTATCCAGTTTAATTTGTTCGTGCTCGTCCAATTGCAGTCCTACCATGCTCATGCGACACAGCCAGCCTGTGGTAAGACGAATAGATGAATCTGGAATACTTTTTAAGATTTTAACATCTGCCTTGCGACCATGTGCTTCCAAGTAGTTTACGATCATGTCGCGAGCATCTTTTTTGCCGTAGAAATAATTATACCAACTGAATGCATGGCTTAGAGCACTGATACGATTTTCAGTGGGCTGGTTTTTCCAAGCGGGTTCTCCGCCCATGACGTTGGTATCCGAACTACGGGGATTTAACAGTTTAACGGATTTCACGCTGGCTCCTTTTAGGCTAATATTTGTAATTATAGCAGAACGGAATTTAATGGTCAACCTGCCCATAAATACTAGACTATGCCTCGATTGTCACTTTACCGCCCGAATCGTACCCGCGATTATCAGTTTCTAGATCGTACTATCTCCGAAATGTACACAGTTGGAGGTATGGACATTTTCGTCCACAAATACATGGGTCCGCAAACTGGCGGTGAAGATTCTGCGCTATCTGGGAACGGAGACGCAACTCAACCTATTTACGACGAATTAAACCCACTTAACATCCAAGACCTGTTGTTATTAGAAAACCGAGATCGAGTGTATGATCAAGACGTTTACATCATGCGCGGTGTGTACACTCACCAGGACGTTGACTTTGACCTCACACAATTTGGTTTGTTCTTGAACAACGATACCTTGTTTATCACGTTTCACTACAATGATATGATTGACACGTTTGGCCGTAAACTAATGAACGGCGACGTGCTGGAAGTTCCTAACTTAAAAGATTATCATCCGCTGAATCAAGCTATTCCGCAGCCGCTTCCAAAATATTACGTTGTACAAGATGCCGACTATGCCACAGAAGGCATGAGCCAAACTTGGATGCCGCACACCTGGCGTGTAAAAGCCACACCAATGACCAACAATCAAGAGTTCAAAGACATTCTCAAGAAACCTGTGGTCAGTGAGAATATTTGGGACAATGGCAATTTTTATCCTACTGGATGGGTTACAAATTATGGTGATGTGTATTATCAAGCACAAAAAAATGTGCCGGCAGGAACAGCTATAACCAACACAGAATATTGGGCAGAATACACACCGCCCACACAGAGTGATCTATTCAGTACAAGAACCAAAGACAACGAAATCAACGATGCCATACTCACACAAGCAGATGTCGAAGTTCCTCTCAGCGGGTATGATACTGCACAATATTATATTGCGCCAACATTAGCTGATGGCAGTCCCGCAAACCCAACTTCTTTGACCACTTCTGATGGTGTTACTGTGGACGGTACGCAAGGTGGCATGAATGTTACGCCTTCAGGTCCAGGCTATACCAAAGGTTACTTGACCGGGGATACAGTGCCAAATGGTGCTCCTGTTACCACAGGTGTAGCTTTTCCTCTTAATCCTGTGGATGGAGATTATTGTTTGAGATTAGATTATTTCCCAAATCGTATGTTTAGATATAATTCAACTGTGAAACGTTGGGCCAAGATTGAAGATGGTGTGCGTACAAATCTCAATAATGGGCCTGCTAACAATACTTTGCGCTCCAGCTTTGTTAACAATACATACACTGTGCGCACCACAGACATGGGCAACATTCCAAGTCGTCAAAGTCTCAGTGAGGCTCTCAAGCCACGTGCTGACAACGGCGACCAAGGTGGTAACTTACCCCCAAATCCACCGCCTAACACACAACCTGGACAACCATCGAGTTAACAATTTTTCTATCTTGACGCATAAATAAAGGATGCACATTTATAAAATAACAAACACTTCTAATGGTAAAGTCTACATTGGGCAAACTGTTCAACGAAATCCTAAGACACGTTGGTATTCTCATTTATCCGATGCTCGCCGTGGAAAGAAAAGTTATTTGCTAGACAGTATCAGGAAGTACGGAAAAGAATCATTTACATGGGAAATTATTGATAACGCTGAATCCCTAGAAGAATTAAATGACAAAGAAGACTACTGGCTTACCTATTATAGATCTCAAGGAATTGTAGTTTACAACAACAGAGAAGCTGGTGGCAACAAGACACATAGCCCCGAAAGCATTGAAAGAATGAGGGTGGCACAAAAGCTACGACATGCTACTACCAAAGTAGGTGGATGGAAAAGACAAGATGGTGGTGCTATGAAGGGCAAGGTTCATCCTGGAAAAGGTAAACCGCATGCAAAACGCTGGTCCGAAGAAATGAAATTAGCCCATTCAATTCGTTGTAAAAAGCGTGAAGAACAAAAACGCCAATTGGCCAAGGAGAATTAAAATTCAAGCCTATTTTTACGATGAACAATTACGCCGGTTCCTACTACAATTCACTAGAATTGTCAGCAATTTTCAAATCGAATACGGTAACGAAAACAACGGTGTTAACAACGCCGCGTTGATTCGTGTGCCTGTGCGCTATGGTGATGCCAGCCGCAACGTACAAACCATTATTCAAGAGAACAGTCGTAACTCAATGCCAGCAAGTCCGCTGATGACATTCTATATTTCAAGTTTGGATTATGATCGTCCTAGAATGCAAGAGCCATACTTTGTGAGCAAGGTCAATGTGCGTCAACGCACCTATGACAGCGAAACTGATACTTTTGAACCCACACAAGGCAATGCTTTTACTATTGAGCGTCTAATGCCTGTGCCTTACAAAATGGGCATAACCTTGGACATCTGGACATCAAACACCAACCAAAAGATGCAACTGTTAGAGCAAATGTTGACTTTGTTCAACCCTAGTTTGGAAGTACAAAGCACCGATAACTACATAGACTGGACTAGCTTGACTGTGGTTGAACTTGAGTCAGTTACATGGACTTCTCGCACAGTTCCTATTGGTACCGACAATCCCATAGACATGGCCACAATTAAATTCAACATACCAATTTGGCTCAGCTCACCGATTAAAGTCAAGAAGCTGGGCGTGGTAGAACGTGTTATTGCATCTATGTACGATGCACAAGGTGACTTAAACAACGCCGTGACCAACAATGATTTGCTAATGGGCACTAGACAAATAATTACTCCGTACAATTGGGCAGTTGTGCTTATTGGCAATAGAGTGCAATGTTTACAACAACGTAGTATTGTACAAGAACCAAACAACACTAGTCTAGAGCCTACACAAATTGTTACAGACAGCAATCTATTATGGCCTGCTGTAATTGATACATATGGAGTACTACGGCCTGGCATTAGCCAAATAAGATTAATTCAACCTGATGAATCAGAAGTAGTTGGAACTATAGTACTTGATCCCAATGATGATAGATTTGTGTTATTTGATGTTGACACAGATACCACGCCACAAAACACTCTTGATCCTATTGACGCTGTGATCAATCCTTTAGCAAGTGGTCCACAAGATGGATTAGATTCAGCTCTTGAGGGCCAACGATATTTGCTTACAGAAAATACTGGCAGTGAAGACAATCTTGCACCTGCTGTGGCATGGGTTGGAGAAAACGGTCGTCCTCTAATTGCCGCTGCTAACGATATTATTGAATACACTGGTAATTATTGGAAGGTCGTGTTCAGAGCCGAGGGGCAAGCTGCTGGACAGTATGTTACAAACATTACTACTGGTATACAATACGAGTGGAATGGTGATGCCTGGGTCAAAAGTTATCAAGGTGTTTATGTGGGAGGAACATGGCGTCTAGTGCTTTAAAAGCGGTTGGCGTTTGGTTTCGAAGCTTGGACACTGGTCGTTACCTATACCTTTTACGCAATGACTCGAAACATCCAGGTGCCTGGGGTTTGCCGGGAGGCAAAATAGAAACAGGCGAAACCCTGTTAGGTGGTATGGAACGTGAATGTATAGAAGAACTAGGATTTTTCCCTACATACTTGCGTCTTATACCGTTGGAAAAATTTACGTCAGCTGATTTGGCCTTTGAATATCACACCTGGGTCTGTGTGGTAGCAAATGAGTTTACACCTCGGTTAAACTACGAACACTTAGGTTATGCTTGGATAGACAAAGGCACATGGCCTCGGCCCATGCACCCTGGTTTGTGGAACACAGTCAATATTGAAGCTGTACAAAGCAAAATCCTGCTGGTTGAGCAGGATCTTGCTGATCGTTAAGCCTGACTTTCTTGGAACTGTAGCTGAATCTCTCCAACTGGTGTAGTTTGTGTTGTTAGAGCAGTAATTTGCACAGCAAGAACTTCGGGGCCGTTGGGGAATGTTCCTTGACCTGGCACCAAACTTGTTCCAATTTGTTTGACAGAACTCAAGTCCAACACACCCGAGTTAGTAGTTGAAATTGGGATGGCAAACAAACGTTCTCCGCCTTGCAGTTCACTGGTAATAGCTGCAATGGTCATGGTCAAGTCGTTGGCAGTGGTTGATCCGCCAATAGTATTGCCAAGAATCTTGATTGTGTCGCCCACGGCGTAACCATCACCTGGAGTTTGTACAGTAATCTGTGTCGTGGTAGTTGAATATGTTGTACCGGCTGCAGTAAGTTGAACAGTAATTTTTGCATTTGCACCAGAACTGGACACGTTGATTGGTGTCAAGTTGGCATAAGTTTTTGCCGTACTAAACGTTTGTTTTGTACCCGAACGTGTCATACCACCTGTGGTATTAAATGGCGCACTTGTCAAACCACCTGTTGCTTCTGCTGTGTAACGTGGAGCTGTTGTAAATTGTGAAAAGCTAGGTTGGTAGCCGCCTCCCAAGTTGTTTAGACCTTGCCAGCTAGTGTTGGCAGAGTCAATGTTTGAAGGATTCAAAATACCTTCAACCAAGTAACGTCCAGCACTGACCTGAATATTCAAGTTTGACATGGTTAACTGAGCGCGGTTGATCAAGTCACGATCGCCCAAGCTACCAATAATACCGTTGGATACTGACGGTGCCAAGCGCATGGCAAACGCTACAGATTTGTCGCCAATGTTGGCTGGCAAGCCATAGTTAACACGGTTGTATGTAAACTGATATCCTTCGTCGCCATCAAAATTGCCGTCCATGATAACTGAGCTACCCCAATGGTTGACCAGTGGTACACAAGTATTAGAAATCAGTATTACACCAGTATTGTTGGCATGACTTGCTGCTGCGCTAGAGGTGTAGCTTCGGCTTTGGCCTTCGGCCCACTGTGTAAATGTTGCGCCGCGTGTGCAACCAGTTAAGTCATTGCCACTCTTGCCAGAGTACTTGATAATTTCTGACTCAATCATCACATACACAGGATATGTTACGCTGGCATCAGGATAATCAGTAGCATCAACCAATGTAATTGTTGTTTGACTATTGTCAATTGCTCCGTTCAACGATGAGATTGGGGTGTCATTTGCTGCTTCGTAGCGTGCTGGCAAGTTACCTGAACGCATGTATGCTTCGTTGTTCAAGTTGTTGTTTGGTCTACGATGAGCATGAATCATACGTCCATCTTGACCGCGACACATCCATGTGACATAGCCAGCACCATACCAGCTATACTCAATACCCAACATCTGCATTTTGCTTGGATCAATAGTATATCCGCTGGCGCCTGTTCCGTCTATTGTGTCAATATTAAAGTCTGCTTGGCGCACACGTATCTCGCTACGCACTGTCATTTTTACACGATTTTGATTTGATACTCCACGGAATGGCGGTATCACACTCATTCTATTGTTATCAGTGATGCCGGTTACTGTATGAGTCATACCTTTGATCACAACATTGTCTCCGTTATTGAGCTGATCTTGGAATCGGCAATTACCATCGCCAGTAACCAAGTTGCTGCCCGCGCCAACTGACACCAAACCAGCCAACTGGAATGTACTTGAACGCTGAACCGCGTTCAATGTAATGCCATCGTGTTCCCAGAACAATCCGTTTTGATCATCAAATATACCGGCACGGATAGAACTACCGTGCCAAGAAGTAATGTATACTCGAGGTTGTACACCAAGTTCAGGTGTAGTAGAACCTAGAGTACCTTGTGCTTCTACTGTGAAACTTGTGTCGCTTACAATACTGGTTACAACATAACCCGATGCATTGTATCCGCTGGTGGTAATGCCGGTAATTTGAACACCGGCCCCAGCATTTAATCCGTGCTCTAAATCAGTGGTAACAGTGATAGCACTACCGGCAGAGGTGCCGGCGGCACTCAAAGCAGAGATGTCAAAGTTTGGCTTCAACATTGTACCTGATGAGAACAAAATACCTTTACCAGACTGATAACGGAAATATTTCTTAGTTGCACGTATAGCACTGGCTCCGCGTGTGGGCGTTCCTGGACCCAAAATAACGCCTCCGTCAAACGGACGAGGCAAGAACGCCGCATTGCTTCTTACATACACAAGGCCTGCCAGCGAGCCTGATACTGCCGCACCAGTCTTGGCTTGATAAGTGAATGTGGTTGTACTAGGCACAGAAATAATTACAAAACTGCCTTCGCCATAGGCTTGGTTAGTGCCCGAACTTAAATTAACAAGAATTGGTGTTCCTGGAACAAGTCCGTGTGCATAAGTTGTTGTCACTGTAATTGTACTAGGATTAGAACCATCGCTAGTAATAGAAGTAACGTCTAGATCAGCACCCGTGTAAGGAAATGCCTGACGAATCACTGTATCAGTTTGATTCAATGGGTGGCCGGGTTGAAGATCTGGGCTACGACGTGGATAGTAGAAGAAATTGTTGGCGTTGGCTTGGAATACCAGCCCTACACCTTCGGTGTTTGAGGCTGCGGTATTTTGCGTACTAACGTACTCACCCGCATCTATTGGTGTGTCGCTTTGATTAACACCAACTTGAGGAATAGTGTTAGATCCTGTGGCATAGAACATACCAGTCATGCGTATAAACGGAGATCCTACACCGGCAGCTGTCAATGCTGTGGTATTGAATTCGCCTCGAGCAATAGTTTGAGTACCGTTGACCGCGGTACTTATCACTGTGTGTTGACAAAGCTCAACGTTAGAGCTCAAACGTTGTAACACAGTACCTGTTACGTAAGAGTTTGCGGCTGTGGTATTGTACCAACCACGATTTAATTGAAGTGTTGTGCTGTCAGTAACTGATTGAACTTGTGCAATTTCCAATGTACTCACTGGATAAATGTTGTTGCCAATAGAAATGTTAGCAGCAGCGCCATTGGTATTGTTAGTTTGACGAATAACAGTTAGTGCATTGGCAGCAACGTTGGTCACCGCCATGGTTTCATAAACATTTGCTGTATCAGTTTGAACAATAATGTAACTACCATCAACAATTAACGGTGCTGCGGCCACGTTAGCACAATTAACAGTAGTGGTAGCATTGCTGGTAATGTTAGCTGTGGCCAATGTTGTTCCACCGCTGGTAGGACGTCCAATAATCAGCACACGATCACCAGCAGTAATGCCTGTGGTGCTTCCTACCGTAAATGTTCTTTCAGCTGAACTGTTTACATTGGCTGTAATATAAGTTGATGACAAACCAGAGATATTACCCTGAGTTTGACTGTTAATTAACACATAGTCGTTGGCTACCCATGGTGCGGTGCCTGGGTTATTGAGTTTTACTGCTGTATCAACGTTTGACGTAATAACATCGTCGCCGGAGAGCAGTGCTATATAACCGTTGGTATTATAACTTAAATCAACACCAATATCTTCATAAAACCCTGGAATGTTGTTATTTACAGCAACATTTTGCCACTTGGTGTTTTGCAAACCATATTCAAAGTCAGCGTCGATCAAGGCCTCTGGATTACTAATACGATCGCGTCCAATGGCATCTTCGCCAAAGGCCCAGGGCTCAACTATTAATGATTCACTTTCAACATAGATTGCCAGTTTGTCATTGGCATTCAATGCTGCTGTATTTGTATCTAGTGTTATTGTAGTAACACCAGCATAGGCGGTTGGAAAAGTAGCGGTAGTTCCTGTGGCCCAACTAATTGTACCTCCCAGTGCCGAATCAGCAAAGTTGTAAATCGCTGTATTTGTTGTAGTATCGTAGATGGCTAGTATGTCAGCCAGGTTGTAACGACCTGGAACCTTGACGGTACCTAAACCGGCTGTACCTGGTGTAAACGAATACTCGTATAGTCTTTTTCTTGCCATCTTTTAAACTCCAAAAATAATTTGACCTGCTGTCAAACGTGCTTGCGTATCTGTGCCAAACTTGCTGTAAGTAATTGCACCTTCAGCTATTTTGCTTGTGGTTACTGTGGCATCGCTTGGCGTGCCAGTATATAGCGTGTCACCAAAGATTATGCCAAAGAAAGGCGTGTTTGATTCTGGTGCCACTGCAAAACTTATTGTTGATCCTGCGATGCTGAAATCAACACCAGGATTTTGGACCAGGCCGTCAAGAACTACCATCATTGCATAGGCTGTGGGCGGGGCAACTGAAGTTCCACCTACTGTGATATTAAACAGAGTAGTTGACCCATTAAAGGTCAACGCATCCATTTTGCGATACTGTCCAATTTGCGGTGTGTAACCTACATAACTCATTTTGTATCCTTAAATTTTACCTATAACCACTTCTATAATGCCTGTATTGCCATCAAAATCTTCCAGTGCTTTGCCAAGTATTGATCCCATCATTGGTTGGGCACTGGCCTGTGCATAACCATTGCCCCCCGAAACCATCATGTCTCCTTTGCGCACAGTACCAATTACTCTAGTGGGTACCCGGCCTGCCAAGGCTACTATGGTTGCATATTCATGATTGCTGCCAGAATTCATTACGTGTGCCGGATTGGTCGATACCACACCTGCCACACGAGCATCACTGGACGCATTGCTCAAAGTAACCTCGTTTGAACCACCAAAACTCAATACTGTACCTGGCTCGTACAACGCATCTGCAATGTAGAATTCTGCAAGGTCAGCATATTGTGCGCTGGTTGATTTAGCAAAAACTGTGTTAAAATAAACTGATGAATTACCGATATTGCCAATGCCGTTGCCTCCTGTGTTGGTAATTCCGTTGGTGGCAAGTCCTCCGCCAGTAATTAAATTTCCACCAGTGATATTACCTGTCACACTCAATGTTGAACTGCCAGTTATAGCACCCGAGCTGGCAATTGTATTAGCTGAGATATCACCGGCATTGCTGGTGGTCACTGTCCACGCACCAATGGCGGTACTATAGGTGTATATTACACCATTAACTGTTGCTGTTTGTCCGTTTGTTGGAGATACTGGAAATGCCATTATGTTCGCCCCACTGCTATTTCAATTAATTCTACATGATCATGTGGCAGATCTTGCAAGCTCTTGCCCACAACACAACCTAATTCTGCTTTAGTTGGATCAAATTTGCCAGCTATACCTGAAGCTACGTTTACCAATCTGTCTCCTTTGGTTACAGGGCCTTGCACAAAACACGGCACACGCCCGGCCAGGGCCACTGGTGTTCCATTTTCCTGTTGACTGTTCATCAAATGTGCTGGGTTAGTTGACACTACACCTGCAATACGAGTATCATGATTAACATCACTTACTGTAATTTCGTTGGCGCCACCAAATACCACCACAGTACCAGGTTCATAGACAGCATCTGCTTGATAGTTTTCTGCCAAGTCAGCGTAATTGGCTGTAGTTGATACTCCACTAAATGTAGTTGCAAAAACAGTATTGAATCTTGTAGTACTGTTACCAATATTTCCAACACCGTTTGCACCAGAATTTAGCAAGTCACTGACACTAAAACTACCACCAGTAAAATTTATATTAGCGGATGTTAGTGTTCCACCCACCGATAAATTGCCATTGATTGAAAGAGTTGAAATGGTAGTGGGGAAACTTTGATCAACCCACTGATTGGTTGTACCATCGTTGATATATTTGTACAGTTTGTCAGTACCAGTTGCGTACCATTCGTCTCCCGGTACTGCGTTGCTTGGAACTGAAGCTGCTGCGGTGTATTTGAAAACTCTAACCCCGCCTGATATCACATTGCCGCCGGTGATGTTACCACTTGCGCTTATTACGCCAGTTACATATTCACCCGTAGATGCAAATACTGCCACATTAGATGTGCCGCCGACACTGACCGCTACGTTACCACCCGAGCTTACTACACGAACGTTTGATGTGCCGTTCTGTATGCTTGTGGCGTCAATACCAGTCAGCTGACTGCCGTTGCCCAAGAAATATCCACCTGTGATGTTGGCAGTGGTGGTAATTGCTGTTGTCATGCTCAGTCCAGAAACAACGTTACCACTCAGACTCAATCCTGTGGCATTTAAGTTTCCGCCTATCACATTACCTGTAGCACTGACGGTTGCACCTTGTACCAATGATGTAATAATTGCATTACCAGCCGAAACGTTGGCTGTGCCGTGTACAGAGTTACCAGTTGAACTGATAATACCTGCGGTAACAATATTGCCACCAACCACATTACCCAAAGCTGACACCCCAGCACTTCCAGCACTCACAACACCACTGGTGATTATGTTGCCGCCCGTGACGTTGCCTGTGGCTGATATCACTCCAGTTGCTGATACTGCACCGCCGGTGATGATGTTACCGCCAGTTACGTTGCCGCTCAAGCTGGCAGTAGTACCTGTGTGTGTTGTGGCGTTGACATTGGCACCACCCAAGATGTTACCACCTGTAATGTTGCCTGTGGCTGATATTAAACCGCCTGTGTTGATGTTACCGCCGGTGACGTTGCCAGTAGCCGAAACTTGTGCCGCAGTAGTAATGTTACCGCCAATAACGTTACCTGATGCGCTGACAAATCCTGTTGTAATTTGTCCTGTTGAACTAAACACCACCACATTTGATGTGCCACCTATGTTCACAGTAGCATTTGCATTGGCAGATACAATTTTAATATTAGATGTGCCACTTGAGACACCTGTGGTATCAATGCCAGTTAAGGCTCTACCGTTGCCCAAGAAAAAACTACCTGTGATATTACCTGATGCAGTTATTTCTAGTCCGCTGGTTATACTACCTGCAGCACTGATTGTGGTTCCTGCTGAAAGAGCTCCAGCGGCTGTGATGTCAGTGCCTGCGTTGATTGTGGTATTAATGCTTACAGCATTACCATAGATTACGCCTGCGGCTGATAACACCCCAGTGGTTCTTACATTTCCACCCATGATGTTGCCTGTAACAGTGGCCAAACCTGCAGTAATCAAGTTAGCGCCGGTGACGTTACCACTTGCGCTCATTACGCCAGTGATATTGGCCCCAGCTCCTACGGTAATTGAGCTTGCAGCACTAATCAATCCACCAGTGAGAATATTTCCACCACTGACGTTTCCAGCAGATGTTATATTACCAGTTGCACTAGCAATACCAGCTGTGGTAATGTTGCCGCCAACAATATTGCCAGTTGCACTTACTCCTGTGGTGGCATTGACATTGCCTGTAATCGCTAAACCAACTGAGCTTGAGACTGTAGCAATTGTGGCTCCACCTACGTTGACAATAACGTTGCCGTTGAGTGCTGGAACATACACACCACTGGTGCCGTTTGTTACATTTGATACTGATGTAATAATGCCTGTTAAGCAAGCACCATTGCCAAGAAAGTATGTACCGTTGACATTGCCTGTAGCACTGAGGTTTGCTAGTATTAAGTCTTGGTATTGAAAACTTGCATCTGCTGTGTCAACTACTGTG